GGATACATCGGAAGATAAGATTCTGCTCCTGGATAAAACGAATCATCTTCTGTCAACTGCGTGGGGAAAATATATGTAAACTTTCCATAGCGGTCGATTCTGCCCCATGTGCAATTTAACTGGCACACCAGTTTAATAAGGTCAAGGTATGTCGTGTTTTCGTCGCTGTATTCTGTTTCAAATTCGATTTCCGACCAATCTTCCTCTGAATACTCTTTAGCCGCCGAAAAGTCTTTGTTGCACAGATAAAATGCACCGTTTTTAACAATTACTGTTCCATATTTGTACACTTTTGTGCTGCTGTATTCTGCCGGCTGATACCACTTTGCAGATTCAAAGCTAATCTCTTTCCGCTTGGTATATACCTTTCTTGCGTATACTTTTCCGTGATATTTACACAGTTCTCCACGTTGGTACTTTCTAGTTTGACTAAAAACATAATCATCAAGACCTCTTGTCTCTATATCATCTGCCGGAAGTGCAACGGATTCTTGCTCAATTCCCACTTTTCCGAAAAGCCAGTTTCTGAATTTCTTGATCGTGATAGGAAATTTCAGAGTATTGTAGTCCGTCCAGTCTACTTCTCCTTTGGTCGAATCTCCAAGCCAGTATAAAGCGTCGTATGCCGTGATTGTTTTCTTGCGTGTATTGCTTTTTCCGTCATACTCAACCACGGTTCCGGAAAATAGTGGTACGCTTTCTTCTGATCCGCTTGCCTTGATCGAGACAGATATATCAGTTCCGGTCAAATCCTTAGTTACTGGTACGCCGTCCATATCAATCAGTGTGCCGGATAAATCTATAGAAAATCGGTTGCTTTCACATCCGATAAATTCAAGATCGTTCCCGGACATTATGCTTTCTTCCAGTTCCATGCTTTCCTGCACAATGTTGGCGTTTCCGACGATCAAGTCATGATCTGGGAATGTTATACTCAATTCTTTGTGGCTACTGCTCTGCAAAAATGCCAGTTTTGTTTCTTCTGTCACATTCAGCATAATTTCTACCTCTTAGTATCCGATAAATTGCAGTTCAATCTCGTTGTAGATAATGTCGTGATCGTCTGCATAGTATATGTTGGTCTTGATGTCAGGCAGATATACGTCCTGCGTCTTGTAATCGCCTATTTCCGGCACGTAAACCGATGCAGTGCACTTCTTTTCAATAGGGTTTGTATACTGTGCTCTAATGCTGTCTATAAGGTTTCTCCATGTCGCTTCGTGCATCATGGGTGGCGCAGAAAAAGTCACATCAATAACAGTGTGTTGCAATGCCGTACGATCCAGACGACCGTTTGCATCACGGTATGAATCCAAGTCTTGCCCGTGAAGCACTACATCGTATTTTTCTGCCCTCATGTACTTCTTTGGTATTGTGTAATTTCCAACTCTGATAAGGTATCCAGCGTATGCCATCGCAATATCTCCTGTTTAAAAATGAGCATCAAAAAAGCACCTACCATTTCTGATAGATGCTAATTCAACTCCAACTTATTTTTGGGAATAAAAAAGGCAGCCTATTTTGACTGCCTTAAAAAGTTATTCAATTTATTGTGCAACAAATACTATCCTGTCATTTCCATAATAGTTGATTGCATATTCAAGTTCCAAATTCTGAACATCGTTCGGCACTTCAAAGAACAAAGAACCTTGTGTCTCGCGTCCCGCGGATAACTGACCGTCAAGACCATTATCCATTTCAAGATACGTCTGGTCTACCTTTGAATTGTCTGCGTAACATTCCCAGTCCATTATGCTTGATACGTTTTTCACATCGTTTGAAATATTCTCAAACTTAAATGTGAATTTCCAGTATTTGTACCCATCTTTTGGCTGTATAAAATCGTTATCGCTTGTATATTCCTGTGATTCAAGATATGTGATTCTGAAATCTTCTGTTTCAACCACATCTCCCACATGGAATATGTTGCTTTTTTCAGATTCAGCAGAAGTATTTGTATCTGTTGTAGCAGGCTGAGTTGTTTCAACGCTTCCTACTTTTTGTGGTT